CAGTATAGGTGTAATAGCTGTCATCTACGATGATCTCATCAATGCCGAAGAGGCTGTTGAACAGAGTTGTAACCTGCTCCTTGGAAATAAGAATACCTGCCATGAGAGTACCGTTGATAGCAGTCTGAATGCCACTGTTTCCGGTGAAGTAGCGAAGTACCTTTGTGGATGTGATCATCTTGTTGTAGGGATAGCCCGAAGCCTTTGCAGCATCGGTAAGGGTCTGAAGATCGCCGAGAATGTCATAGCTGGAGTTAGACCAGTTCTTTGTTACCTTGTTGGCACCGGGCACACCGTAGTCAACAGTGAGAACAACGTTATTCTCGTTAATGGTCATCTTACCGGTAGTAAGCACTTCAAACTTGGCTACATCGGTTCTGGTCTTGACAGAACGGACCATGTTGGACATATCGTCAAGAGCGTAGTCAATAGCGACATTATCACGCACACCGCGGGAAATGTAGCGCTGGAGATTTTCTGTGAGGTTGATCTTCTCCTTGACGAGGAGCTGTTCGATCTTCACAACTTCGAGCGCAGGGCGAACGCCGATAAGCGCCTCAGTATCAAATGCGTGGATCTTTGCAGCGTGGGGGAGTGTGGGGCTGTTTGCAAGCCTGATATACTCCGCCTCAAGATACTCGGTCTTTGTGTTGGGGAAGAGCCTGTCGGATACAGGAGCTGCGGGGAGCTTTATCTGAGTTGCAAGCTCAAGCAGATCCTTTTCGGTAATTTTTTCAAGTATTGTGCTGAGACTCATATATGCTCACCTCTCTTAGCCCTCAGGATATTCGGGCACAACGTTATCAAAATCAAAGTAGATGCCGTTAGCAGCAAGCGCAGCCTTAGCATCATCATCGAGACCACTGACACCAGTGTTGAGACGATCTTCCCAGACATGACCGGAGATCATGAGGGACATAGGTGCATCACCGTCTGTAACATCAACATCATTAAATACGATGCCGACAGCAGTCGCGCCGTTAGCAGGATAAACAGTACCGGACTTGATGATCTTACGACCATTGATAGTCTCGATCTGATCATTATCATCCTCAGCAGTGTAAGATACAAGGCGGAGACTTCTTTCAGAAGCGAGCCAGGGGATATCCGGTGTGCTTGTATAAGTCGTGATTATGCTCATGCTTTTTCACCTTCTTAAGTAGTGGGGTTTGAGGCGGATGGAGCAAATCTGTCGTTGAATCGCTTCGCCGCTCTTGCAGCAAAGCTCAGATCTTCTGCACCGCTCTTGCTTCCGGGATCACCTAAAAACTTCGGCTTTGGTTCAGGATCAGTCACCTTAAAAGCATCCTTATCCGCTTCTTTCTGCTTTGTCAGGAATTCATCAAAGCCAGTGATTGCACCGTCTTTGAGTTCCAGCTTTGCAGCCTTGAGCTCAGATACAAAATTCTTCTTAGCCGAACCCGATGTGAACTCTACGCCCGCCTTTGTTATGGCCTCAGCAATAGCATCATCATAAGTTCTGCCGTCAATCTTGCTCTGAAGTTCTGCAGTATCAGCATCATACTTCTTCTGCAGTTCGTCAAGTTTCGTCTGCAACTCAGCAGACTTGTCGGGGGTTGCTTTCAGCTTTTCGAGCTCTGCGGACACTGTTGCAAGTTGAGTTTTCTCAGCTGCTAATTCGTCACGCACTGCCTTTATGGACTGCCCATGTAAAGCCATTACGGAATTGAGCATTGCATCTGTTACATTGTCAAGTCCTTCAAAAATAGTTCTCAGTTGTTCCCTTGTCATTTTTGGTTCTCCTTGTCTTACGCTTTTTACGAGTTATCGATCTCGCAGATCAGAGCCCCTGCGGGTTACGCCCGCGAAGCGCATATTATTATTTTTAATATATCACAAAAAAATCTGTTTGTCAATAGTGTTTTTAGTAAATTCGCTCATTTTCGTATCTTCTTCCGAGGTCGGCGTTCTCAGGTCGGTTGAGCCAGTCCCGGATCTCCTTCTGTTTCTCACGTACTTTTGCTTTGGCTTCGGTCGTATCAAGCCCCGCACCTTCGGCAACGGCGAGCTCTCTTTTCGCTTTTCGTATGGCACGCTCATAGCCTCTCTGCTGCTGAGTTTTCTCATACTGTTCCCTGTTCTTTTCTTCATCGTATTGCTCGAAGCTTGGAGTCGTACCGGGGAAATACGGGAAGAACCTGTGGCGGCAGTTAATACCGCACAGGCCTAACATATCACCGTACTCGGTCACATCGTAAAAGTTCTCATATCCATGAGAGCCGGTCAGGCTGAAAATTTTTCCCTGCCATTCTGCGTGCTCAGGGCGAGCGCCGAAGTGGGATGATACCTCAACAAGATCATACTGATAGTCTTCCATCCTTGCAAGTGTCATTTTTCCACTGGTCTGTGAAATGGCTGTGCGGATGTTTCTGCGGACTGCGACTTCTATCGAATCTTGATGCCCACTATCCCAATGCACCATCTGAATTCCACTGTCAATCAAAGAACGACAGGAAGAGTATACAGCCTGATCAAGCGACTTTTCTCCAGTGCGCATAGCCAGAAAGCCCGCATTAGTCGCATCGTAGTAAGCTCTGTTCGTGGCATGTGTCAGGGTCTCATATCCGTTAGGTGCATAGTTCATGCGCGTATTCGTAAGATTGGACAAACCAAACTCAGCATTTTCTATACAAGCATCGATAGCGACCTGCAGCCTCGGCGATTGATCCAGAGGGAGCGGATCAGTCGTAAGCTGCCCGTTGTCAAGAGCCTGTCGGTATATACGCTCATCGCCTTTAACGACATACATCCCTGTCGCCTCAATGCACTTCCGGATCGCCTTCTCGCTCTTTCCCGTTGACCGGGCTATCAGGGAAACGGCATGATCGTTCAAGAGATTTGCTTCTTTAAGCTGCCACACTCGAAACTCACCTGTATAGCTCAGCTCCTCGCCATAGTCAAGCGCCCGCTTGACATACTTTGCGATCTGTCGGATGAGGTCTTCTTCTATCTCGCCCCACAGCTCGACAACAGTTTCCGCCTGTTCATCGGTATATCGTGTGTCATAGAAAAACGACATTAAGCACCACCGCCGAACCAGTCAACTCCCTGTGGTTTATCAGGCTTACGCTTCTTGATCTCGTCAACATACTGCGTAGCCTCTTCAAGGCTCATGCCCCTCGTCTGTACGAAGTACTCAACCTCATCGATAAGACCGTTCTGGAGCTCCTGCAATGCCCTTGCAGATTTTTCCTCACGGCTCTCGATAACACTGTCATCCCATTCGCATACAAGCTCCCACTCTCCCGCAGGAGTTATCTTATACAGGTCGCAGAGGTCAGAACACGCCTGCATTGTGTAATTGAGCGCTGTGTGCATAGCGTTCTGGATACTGGTGACTGTCGCCATTAAGCGTTCTTTGCTATGCTTTACTTCGGTCGCTGTGTGTGCTACCTCGACAGGATCAGAAATAATACCATAAGACAGACCGCAGTTTTCCTCGATGCGCCTCATGATCTCCTGCAGGCGTGAGCTCATCTCGGAGTTACGCAGAGCGGGGGAGAAGTCGTGGATAAGGTTCTGATCTTCTATGTCGAGTTCCTTATAAAAGCGCTTCATAATGTAGGTATCGCCCTTTATCCGGTCAAAAGAGCTCGGCGGTGCGAATATCTTACGCTCGCCGCTCTTTACCTCGAACCATATCTGCTCCCAGAGGAGATCAGCTTCTTCGAGAAGGTCCTTGCTCGTTGAGTAAAGCGACATTCCAAGAGGGCTGTCAAGGTTATTGAGATTTGCGATCGGATTGGTATAAAGCCCATAGAGCGGAGTTGTCACATTGTCGAGAACCGCTTCGGGCTTCAGGTCTGCCCACTCAGGAACCTTTGACAGCTCGACAGGTCTGCCAAGGCCGTAAGTATCACCGACCACGGACTCAAAAGCGAGGTTAGTCACCTTATAGCCCTCATCGGTTATGGTGTGCCTCTCCAGTCGCGTATACTTGAAATCCTCATTGCTTATGTCCGACAAAAAGATACTGTCAACACAAACATCATCCTCGTTGACCTGCAACGGAAGAAAATCAGAAAGGCGCACGAACTGGATTCCGAGTGTCGGTGTTTCGTGCTGTGTGTTGACAGTAGGTTTAAGCACGCCCGTACCGAGTGCTATGCCTTGCTCAGTGTATCGGGCTAATTTTTGTTCAATGTATCTTGCTATCTTGTTGAGATACTTCGCTCTCTCGCTTTCGCCCTGTACAACAAGATTGATCTCAGAGCAGACGATACGTGCAAGCTCCTTTGCGACAGTGCTGCCGAGATGCAGGCTGCGGAGCTCCTCATTGTTTTTTAACCAGGGCACAAGCCCTCTGTCGGACTTATAGATAGCATAACAGAGAGCATAATCCTGCAGCTCTCTTTCCTTGATTATGCTTGTTATATGCTCGCCTGTTGCGAGCTCGATAGCTTTAGCTACATTTCTGATAGAAAACATCTTTAAGCTCCCTTCGCATCACCGTCTGCATCTGATACCTCATAGCATCCATCGAGTGATCGTATTCCTTCACAACTGTATCTTCGTTGCAGTCCAGATCCCAACAGTACGAGGCGAACTCGTCAAACACATCCTCGCAGCTCTCATCAAAGTAAACAAAATCATTCTGTATCAGCGCCGCTGTATACCTTATGCCGTTGAGCACATCATTATCCGCTCCCAGTGTGCGGAACTTGTGCTTTTTGCGGATCAGCGTTCTGAAGCTCGCAGCGGACGGGTCTATTATGATTGACTCTATCGGTGTTTTGCCCGCAAAGGCTTCGAGATCGGTGTAATACTCCGAGTCGGTCTTCTGATCCTTACCGTCTTCACGGCTGTTGTAGTAGTAGCATTTTGTACACACGATCTTATGCTTGACATACGGATTGTAGCGCCACATCATGAAGACCATAGGATTTGCAGTACCATAGTCGATACTGATCCAGTACTTGCCCCGCTTATCATACTGCGTAGATTTGAGAACGTGACGGGAGCGGTCGAACATCGGATATATAAGTCCTTCAGCAGATACCCACTCTCCGAGAATGTAACGCTGATAAAAGGTTCCTGCGTACATACGATGATAACGCGCTTTCGTTTCCTCGGTAAGCGAGGGGTTATCATCAAGAAGAAAATGCAAATGTTTTGCTCTATGCTTTTCAAGCTTGCAGAGCCATTCCTTGTAGAACCAATGCTGCGGGTTTTCAGGGTTGCAGTTGAAAAACATCTT